CTCGTCTAACCCCTCAACTGGAGTTTTCATATCAGCACTTAACAATGTAGAAACAATTAAAGTAGTATCTGCATCACTTGGAACTGTATCAAACGCTAATCCAACTGCATTAACACCATTAAAGTCCTCTGGGTCATTGTCTAAGTTTGCTCTTAATAGAATATCGTAGTTTGTATCGTACTCTAATCTATTTGTTAATTGAACAGTAATTGATTTACTTTCAATATCTCCACCACTAACTTTACTCTTAGTCATCATTGGCAGTACTTGACCTGCTGAAAAACCTTTGTAGTTTCCGTTAGATTTCTTAACTAACTTCCAGTTACCTTCATTATCACCAATAATAAAGTCTAAGTTTTTAAACCCTTTAAGTTTAGACATTTCTTTGTAGAATTGATGTCCTTCATCAAAAGTTAACTTATATTTTGGTAGCCCATCTAAGTTTTGTAATTCTACTCCACTTGAATAGGTGAACATACTATCTTCACTTGACATATCCTCGAAAGAAGATGCACCAATTAAAGGAACTGCATTACCTGCTTGTACCAATCCATTGATATAAGCCTGGTCGAATGTTTCTGTTGCTAATATTTCTAAACCTGCTTTTAAGCCGATCATATGTCTTGGCTCACCGAACTGTACATTACAACCTAATTTACCAGTAGAAACAGTACCACCAGCACACCCATTTACTAAATTTGCTATTGAACTTATTGTACCCATTTTATTTTACTTTTTTAATTTTTATTAAATATTCTATTGATTCAAAGTGGTTTGTAATGTAAGTATCACCTACCTTGTATTCTCTAAGAACACCACCTTTATTTCTTTTAAAAGCCTCTATTACTTTGGCTCTGTGTAATTTCTTTTTAGCCATTACATCCTGTTTTAGATATATCATACTTTACTGAACAAACATATTTAAAAATATGATATGGCTCAAAATCTGATATGTTAAAATTATCTCTATCTTCTAATTTAAAGTCCTTTATGACATTGTCTATTCCTATTTCTAAACTCTTTGTTTCAAAATATGTTTGATTTAACAAATATTCAACGTCCCTATGAACTTCCTCGTCTGCTCTATGGTTAATTGACGATTTAACATCCTTTAAGTTTAGAATAAAGTAAATATCCACATCACACTCGTACCTTGTATTGCTTATTCTTGTAGAAGTATTGGACTGTATAAAGAAGAAACGATTATCGTCTAAACTTAATACATCTTTATAATCTACACCACCAACAAAAACTTCTGGTACAACTGTTTCTTTACGCTTCAATAAATAAACTCTACCATAAGCACTAATATCAGCACTCCAACTACTACACAATTTATCGTGCAATAACGTTTGTGCTTTCTGTATTTCTACATCAATACCTACTGGGTTTGTTTTTTTATATAACATTAATTTAACGTGCTTACTCTTATTCTATTATTAAAATAACCAGTTTTTAACCTATCTATTTGTACTTCAAGTTGATTTAACTCACTCATCAGTAATGGTCTTAATCCAGTAATAGTTAGAACATCTTGACCTTTCTGACCTTCAATCTCTGCCAAAATACGCATAGCTTGTTGTTCTCCTTGTCTTTCTGTTCCGTTACTCCTTAAAGAATTTGATGATTCTCTTAGAATAGCAATAGTCATATCTAACTGTATTGCTCTCGCAAAAAGCATCTCATTACTAATTACTAAATCTGTAAAATCTTCATAAACTACGATGTCAGGATTTATACCAACATCTTCACTTAATGAATCTTCGTCATCTAAATCAAATAAAGTTTCGGTCAAATGACCTTTGCATTGAACTTTCTCAATATCCAAGTGAGAAATACAACTCATTCTTTCAGAGTTCTCATAATCTCTTGTATAAGGAATTGGTGTTGTTGCAGTCTTAATGTAACCCAAGTAATAATCACCTTTATACGTGATACCACTATTGTCAACATCCCAATTTAATTCAACTTCTTGTGTTTTAGCAGTTATAGTTATATCTTGTGAGAATAGGGGTTCTAATTTTGACGTGTTAAATAACATCAATTTAAAATCACCTACTGTGTCAAAATCTAACAGTACTCTTTTTATCTTAAAAGCAATGTTATCATCATCAGATACCTTAATTTTATAACCTACAAAACCATCATTTAAAACCTCTTGATTAACTTTGTTTTGAGCATTTTTGTAAAGCAGACTTCTATCTAAATAATCAAATCTATTGAATACTTTATGGCAAACATTAATTATGCTTGATTCTTGTATTCTTTTCAAGTAAACGTTAAAATCAGTAAAGTCTATATCCTTATAATCTTGTGAGGAGAATAAATACTCTATTTTAACAAATGGATTGTCCGTTACAAACAAACCACTTCTACTTATTTGATTGTCATCATCTATTAGGTCATAAGTAGGGTTAAAAGGTTGTCTTAACCCTACTATGCCATATAAAGAAGTTGATATTTTATCTACTTTTATCATACTATACTATACCAAACGCTTGGAATACAGTTTCGTTTGCTGTTGATAATGGTGCATCGTTAAATGATTGGTCAATACTAACTTCATATTGAGTTACAACATCTTGCGTATATCCATTATTAGCACTATCGTCTGCACGAGTTTCGTAAGAGTGAACTGCATAACTAAATCCATCAACTGGGTTCATTAAAGCAGCATATTTATTCTCTTTAGTTTCAACTCCCATTCTGTTTTGCTTAGGAATCCAAGGTAAAACACCAAATGTTCCCATTTCTGCAATTACCCAAAATCCTTTAGCATAAGCACTAACTAAACCTGCTCCTAAAGCACCTAATTCAACTGAATGAATAAAAGTAACACCGTTAAATTGGAAAGACCAGTTTGTAGAGTTAGATACACCTTGTGCAGCAGTTTTCTCAAACTTGTTGTAAGAAATAGTATCACAGAAAACAACAAGATTGCTTCCACTATACTTGTTAGCGTACATTACAGATTTAGAGATTTGAATTGCTCTATCTTCGTTTGCTTCTGCAATTTCAGATACGAAATCAACTCCATCAAAAGTAATCTCTGCTGTTGCAATGTTAACTTGTGATCTGTTGTTAAAGATATAAGCAGTCGCAACTGTTTCTAATCCTTCTGCAAAGTTAGCAACACATTCTTGAATTTCGTGAGCAAGTTGTTCGTCTGCTGAATAAATTGAACTGTCTGCTTGTTTCAAAGACATATTAAACTTATCAGAATAAGAAGTCCAAGCTGGTGTTAACGTGCTTGTGTCGGCTTTCGTTCCAGTATGGTTATGCGTTCTCGCTCCAGCTAATGCTCTATCAGCTCTTAATTTGTAGTTTGTTTCAACTACTCTATCTTCACGTTTGCGAAGTTCATCGTAATTAGGGAACATAATTGCTCCACTTAATTTAAATGCTAAATAAGTTACAGGGTTTCTGTAACGTAATTCTTTTTCTTGGAAAGCACCCAATAATTTTGCTTGTGCTTTTACTAAATTGGCTGTTGTTCTATTTGCCATTTCGATATAATTTTTTAATTAAACATTTTTTTATAATACCTTATGGCTTACCAGCCTTTGACCTCGCACTTTACAAAGCACATTACGTCATAATAAGAATCTATGCAAAAGTACAAAAAATAAACGACTATAAGTTATCTTTATTGAAAAATATATTTAATAGGAAAAATCTATAACAAAAAAGCCACTATCAGTTAAGATAATGGCTTATAATAAACGTATTTAGCAATTAAAATTTAAGCGTACCCTCTCTTATTGCTTTAGACATTTCTTCATTGTAATCTTCACTACCAATGTTTATACCTTTTGCTTCCATCTTTTTATCGAATAGGTCTAACGATGTTTCGTTACCTTTCGTGTTTGAATCCTTACCACCTGCTCCACCTTCGGCAGTTTTAAGATATGGTGTTACAAAACTTGATACATATTCATCAGCACTTAGCAAGTTTAAAGTTGCTTGGTTTTTCTGAACTACACCATCTTTTATAATTTCAAGTCCATTTTCTCCAACATTAAATTCTGTTTTAGCCTTGATTAGTGCTAAAATATCATCTTTACCTAAAATTGTATTATCAGGAATAGACTTTAATATTGAGTTATCTATTTGACGTTGGTTTTCTTTTTGTTTATAAGTATTCTCCAAATTTGAGTACTTTTCTTCCCAACCTTTACTAACATTCTGCAAAGATTCAAAATCCTTATGCAAATCAGAATACTTTTTCTCTGGTGCAATCTTTGATTCAGATTCTATCTTGTTCTTAAAGTTGTTTAGCAAGTTTTCCATTGTCTTACCCTCAAACTCTAATCCTAAATCATTTCGTGCATTTTTGACTGCAATTTCTACTGCTGCTGTCTTAGTTTCTTTCTTTATGTTCTCTAAACGAGCCTCATAATCGTTCTTATTTGATATAATAAGATTTTCTAAGTCAAGTTTATGTGTATCTTCACTACTAATCATCTCTGCAAGTTTACCTGGTTCTAAACCTACTGATTTTTCTAACTGTTCTAAATTCTCTATTGCCATCTTACTTCAATTTTTCAGTTAGTTCTTTTACTCCCCACTTATGAAATGGTTTCTTGCCAAACTTTTCTATGTATTCTGCTTTTAATTTCACAAACTCACTTACATCTTCCACAATCACATCTTCATCTTCAACCGTTTGATTGGCAGTTTCCAAAATATCAGATACTACATTTGTCAGTTGTGATTTCTTCATTTGTGCTTTTTTACGGTTTTCACGTTTCTTTTCTCCTTTAACGTAATACTCACTCGTTAAATCTTCATCAATCTCAAACCATAATCCTTTTTCTTGCCACTTTTCGTTGTTTAATTCAGCCCATTGTCTTGTTATGACTGAATTTGAACGCTTAATAGACATACCTTGCTTGGTAAAACTTTTACCATCTTTTAATAACTTGTAGATGTTACACACTACCATTGTTGTACTCATTTTTACTAATTTAAATTAAACTTTAGTCTACCGACTCCTTTGATTCATCTTTCGATTCCTCTTTTATCTTTGGCTCTATTTTATTTTGCTCGAACCATATATTAAATTCTTTTTCTAATGCTATCTTGCCTTTTTCGTATTCTTTAACTCTTAGTGTATCCCACCATTTACCAAAAAGTATTTTTCTTTGACCTTCAATAACTCCAAATACATCAACAACGTCTTTTAAGTTTTGATGCAAATAAGGCTCTATTTGTGATTTCAATAAGTTAATAGATAATTCTATTGGACTTGTTCTGTAAGTAGATTGTAGATATTGCTTAAATAATTCATCAAGTACAACGTCATTCTCTTGCTTACCTTTCGCTTCTTCATATCTTGCCAAAATAGTATCACTCGGCTCAATAACGTAGTTACGACCATACTTAACGGATATTCTCTTATCGTCTTTCTCTTTACTTGGGTCTAAGAAGTTTAATATCCATTCACTCATTTTCCACTCAACAAACTCTGCATAATCAGCATATTTATTTAGTCTATTCTCAATAGGTTGCTTATTAAATATAACCTCTGTTGTAGTTTTACGACCACCAATCGCTTCTTCTAATCCTGATAAAGTACCCCAATATGTTCTTGTTGCTAACTTTTCAAATAGATTAGATTCATCACTATATTGATTCCAAGTTTCAAGGTCTGGTGTTATATGCCCTGCTATATTTGGTGCAATAACTGGTGCATCTTGTGTTGGAATTGGCAAAGTAACCATATCTGTTACGTCTGATTTCTGTAAGTAACCCCTACCATCACAACTTCCACAATTTCCATCTTTAGTTTTTCCTGTTCCTTTACAATTATCACATTCAGTAACATATCTCCAATGGATAGGAAACCCTTGTAGGAATTTATAGATAGTTTTTATTGATTGATCTCTCGCATATTCTTTAGCCAATCCTAAAACTGGCGTGATAGGTGAAATTCTATAATCTGAACCTATCTTAACTAAATTTGAATTTAAGATTGCTGGTAACTCACCAAAAGGATGTTCAAATGACTTATTCTCAACTTTAGTATAAACCTCACCATCTTGTTGGAATACTCTATCCTCTTTGTCATCTACAAATCGCCAATACTGTACGTTTTCATCTTCTATCTTATATGGTTCAAATAATAACCAATCTAATAATTGACCTCTCCTTTGGTATGCTCTAATGTCATTTATAGACTTGTAGGTTGGATATACTTCTGTTTTAGGACTTGTTGTATATTCCATAAACATAATACCATTTGGGTCAACGTGGCTCAACTTAATGGCTACATTCATTACCCAATGTTGTAAAGTATTACTGTCTTTTATGTTGTCTATTTGCTTTAGAAACTTACGCTTAACATTCTCATTTTCTATCTTATAGACTTTATTTCCACCAGTTGCATAAGAAATATTATCAATAGGTTGGAATAATCTCTCAAAGAAGTCTTGTATATCTCTTGCATACTTTTTACGTGCATTTGCCTTTTCTTGCCCTTCAATATGCTCAATTCTACTTATTAACTCCTCTTTAAACAAATCTCCTTCAACTAATGCGTATAATTCCTTTGAAGATTGCCTTAATGATGTTAACTCTACTGTTATATGTTGTTTGACTTTTATTAATTCAATTGCTTCTTTGTCTGTGAATATCATCTAAGTATAAATTTATTTACAAAATTATAAAAAATATATATCAATATCGTTATTTCAATAGATTTTTTTTATATTGTAATTTACCAAACTATTTTTGCGATGCTTTTTCTAAATAAAGACCTATCTATCGCATAACTCAATAAATCTACATATTCATCGTGTTTTCCTAATGGAAACTTTGATACTTGGTCTAAAAATAGATCGTTCCAAGCACCTTTGACTAAAGTAACTCTACCACTCTCAATGTATGGTGAAGATTTACTTGCTCTTTCTATTTTGCTTTCTCTTAGTATATTACCCCTCAACTCAATAACGTTGTAGTCTGTTTGATTACGAAGTAATTGTGCCATTGATAATCCACTTGCTTTCGGCTCAATCAAAATTGAATCTACATAAACACCCAAAGAATTTATGTATTGTGGAATGTATTTTAATAGTTCTGGCATTTCCATATACTTAGAAATAGCAGATAACACAATCAAATCATTACCTACCTTTGCACAAAGCATTAAACCAGTAGGGTCATTTTGCGTATTCTTTGTATAAGCACCATCTATGTATAATTGCCAACTATCAATTTGAGGTATCTCAACTAAGTCTTTTATGACAAACCAATTTATCATCCACATTCCACCATCACCAGGCGTTGGACTTTGCATATATTGTCCGTTAAAGGTGTAGGGGTCTGTTTCCTTTAAATTCATTAATTCCTCAAACGTAAACTTTTCAGGGCATAATGGTACGTTCTTTTCGTCTAAAGCTGGTAAGTTTAAGTGTACCCACTCATCACCACTACCACCATCTAACAGAAACCCACTCATATCTTCTTCGTGTAGTCTTTGTTGTATAACGATAATTGGCGTTTCTCTTGGGTTATTTACCCTTGAACGTATTGTGTTGTTATATCTTTGGTTAACCTTATTTCTTTCAATGTCTGAAAACGTATCACTCGGTTTATTGGGGTCATCAATAATAATTGCACCACTAAAACCTTTAAATGGATTTTCATCTTCTACATCTTCACGCTTCTTTGAATC